TCCATTGAAAATGCCCGCTAACCCGTCGGTCAAGCGGACGGCGGAAAAGCCCCGCCGCCGCTTACCTTGGCGTTATGCGTCAATTCCCGCTGAATGCGCTCACGCAGTTCGTGGGGGATTGTCAGATATTGCTCAACATCCCACGCCTTCAGGTCGGCCAGCAGGTCGCGCAGCCGTTCGTTCTCTCGGTGCAATTCGAGTATGTCGGCCTTGGCGTCGGCAAATGCGAAGGTTCGTGCTACATCGCTTTGTTCGGTCGCCATCGCTTCCGGCTGGCATCCACTCCATTGCTCAATCGTTCGATTCATTTGTTCCAGCCTCCATCTTCTGTGTTTCCAGCAAGCGCCGGGCTTGCTCACCTTGTTTTTGCAGCCAATCCACGAGCAACGCATAACACGTCAGTCAACCGGACGTGCCGCAAGCGGCCCGCCGGTTACTTCGGCGTTGCGGAGTTCGAGCAGTTCTACGGAGGTGGTCATTTCGCTGCCTTTCTTGCCTTCTTCGGCGCCGCGCTGCGCATGTCTACGTGCCGGCACGACAGGGCGCCTTTCTGGTAGTCCGGGTCGCCGTGCGCGGCCATGATGTTCATATGGCCCGCCATGTCGCGGCTGAAGGTGTCGTTGTCCAGCTCGCAGGCTTCCAGCCCGGCGAAGCGCTGCGCGAGCTGTAGCGTGGCCTGAATGTGCAGCAGTGCCTCGCGGTACTTTGCCGCGTCGGTTCGGGCCTGGTCGCGCTCGGCAATCAACTCCTGGGCGGCGGTGAACCAGCCTTCCAGGGTGAGAGCTGCGGCGCGCAGTGTTTTGAGGTCGGCCAGCGCGACGCCGTGGCTGGCGCCGGCCAGGCGTTCGGCCATTTCGGACAGCTGTGTCCACATGGGTCCTGCGCTCATTTGGTCTCGTCCTCAATCAGGTATTCGCACTCAAACACGATGACGGCCGGCGGCTGCATCCACAGCACGCGGTCTTGGTCGGCGGGTGGCGACGTGCGGCGCAGGCAGTGCTCGCAGCCTTCGCGCCAGCCTTCGGCGTCTGAGCCAGCTCCTGGGCAGCGGGCGATGTCGGCGGGTAGGGTCATGCCAGCACCCCCAGCGATGCATCGCCGACCATGATCGATGGCGGGCGAGGTATTTCGACTCCGATCGGCCGCCAAAGGTGCAGGCAGCGCGAGTGGTTGTTGACCCATTCCGATTTTGGTGGGTGCAGCTGCATCACGCAGTCGTCGTCGTCCCAGAACAAGGCCTTGACTTTGCACATTTCGCCCCATGTCGGGATGCGGTCCGGGCGGCTGACGCTGACATGCTCCCAGCCGCCCTGGTCTGTGGCGATGACTTGGAGCGGCGGCTCGCCCGGACGAGTGTAGACAAGGAAAGCGCCGTTCGGGCCGTCGCTGTCTTTTGTGCCGAATAGGCCGTTCCTGATGCGGAACTGATTGGGTGATCTGAATGTCATGCCGGGTCTCCCGTGATCGGGTCGCGCCAGCCGCTTTCGGCGTCGGTCCAGTGCATCAGGGCGCTGTGGGGCGCATTGGCCATGCTGACGAGCAGGGTGATGCGGGTGCCGTGTTCGGCCAGCGCGGTGGCCAGGCGTTCTGCGGCGTCGAGGATGTCGCCGTAGCACCTGGCGGTGTCTGCTGCATCAAAGCGGCCGATGACTTTCCAGGCGCCGTTGGTGTTGATTTCAAGCCGGACGGGTTTGGTGTGGCGGGTCATGATGCGGCTCCTGCGACGTCGCCGTCGTCATCCGTGTTGCGGTGGATCAGGCGGCCGGGTTTGGTGCGGTCGATGGTGCCGCGGGTGGCTTTGGAGGTGGTGATGCCGTCTTCTACGGCCGGGATGTCTGCCGGGGCCTTGAGGGCGTCGATGAACGGGCTGATGTCGTTGCCGGTGGCGCGCAGGAATTCAACTTCGACGCGGGCGCTGTCCACCAGCACGCTGGCCACCTGGGCGACGGCGCGGGCGCGGTCTGGTTCCATGGGGGCGGTGCGGCTGCGCAGATCGCGCAGGGTGGCCATGAGTTCGGCGCGGAGGTGGTTGATGTGGGGTTGCGGGTGGTTCATGGCTGGCGGGCCTCCGTGGTGGGGGTGTGTGTGGTGGGTTGGTGTTGGTGCATGGCCTGTGTTTCGCGGGCGATGCGGTTGACTTGTTTGCTGATGGCGCCTTTGAGCTGGATGAGGCGGGCTACCTCCGGGGGCAGGCGGGTCCAGCTGCTGTTGCGGTGCATGTTGTCGCGACGGCTGATGCATTCGACGGCGTCGAGGGTGATGTGCTCCAGCACGGTGGTGGCGCGGCCGGGTTTGAAGACCACGATGTGGCCGCGCGGCAGCGGGCCGTTGGCTTCGGTCCAGACCAGTTCGGCGACGTTGCGCCAGCGCTTGTGCGGGCCGCCGGGGGTGTCGGACACTTTGCGCTGCAGGTGGCCGTCTGGGTTGATGCGCAGGCTGCCGAGTGGCAGGGTGTTGCGCGGTTTTTGGCCGGGTTTGAAGCGGGTTTCGTGGTTGCGGCCGCCGGGGTTGAAGCCGGTTTTGCCTTTGTTCCACGGGGTGAGGCCAGCGGTGAAGCGGCCGGATGCGGTGTGGCCTTTGGCCAGGCGGCCGCTGGCGGCGCTGGCAAAAAAGTCTTCGGCTTTGTAGATGCCGAGTTTGTGCGCGGCGGCGTGCACGGCGCGTGGGCTGCGGCCCAGGGCGGCGGCGAGGGCTGCGGTGGCGGCGCTGGGGTATTCGGCGGCCAGGCGGGCCAGCTCGGCGGCGGTCCAGCGGCGTGGGTTGGGGGTGTTGGTGGCGGGCATCAGGCGGGATCGGCTTGGTGGCGGAGGATTTGTTCGTCGTGGATGCGGCCCATGGCGACGCGCACGGCGTCGACCATTTGCTGTGGGGTGCTGAGCGGCATCACGTCGGCATAGAAGTCGAGGAAGGCCGGCACGGTGCGCAGGGCGCTGGCGTGGGCGCCGAATTGGCCCAGGCGCTGGTAACGGCTTTTGATTTCGATCAGGTCGAGCTGGGCGGCAATGCAGAGGTCTATGGCCGCCGGGCCGATGCTTTCGGCGAGCACCAGGGCGACGTTGCTGGCAGTGGCCAGACTGTCGAAGTGGTCGGTGGTGGCGCTGCCGTGGGTGATGTGGTGCCAGGCCAGGCGCGCTTCGTTGGTCAGGCGCGCGGCTTCTTCGGGGGTGAAGTCTGAGCATCGCGCCAGCGGCAGAGAGCAGCGGATGGCGTCTGCCTGGTGGCGCGGTGTGGTGGGGCGGCGCTGCGGGCGGGATTTGGCGCGGGATTGTTCCCGGGCTTGGGCGCGGCGTTGGGCGCGGTTCATCATGCGGCTGCCTGTTTGTGCGCCGCCCGGTGCTGCCGCATGGCTGCGGCCCGGTGGCCGGCGGCCCAGCGCAGCAGGGTGGCGTGCCAGGCTGGGCGGTGGCGCTGGACGCGGGCCTGGGCGAGGTAGACGCGGGCCATGTAGAGGGCGTCGGTGTGGGTGGTGGCTGTGGCGCGGGTCATGTGGTGGTCTCTTGCCGGCCGTCGCGCCAGATCAGGTGGTTGCCGTGGCGGCTGGGGCAGGCCAGAAAGTCGTTGCCGGCGGGGCGGTTTTGCTGGGGGCGGAGTTCGGCGCCGGTGTAGGTGTCGCGGGTGCTTTCGTACCGGCGTCCGGTGGTGGGGCCGTCTGTGACGTAGGTGAGGCCGTTGGCGCTGGCCGGGGCAATGGTGGCTGCGGCGGCGCGTGCGGCTTCGGCGTGGTCGCGGTGGGCGTAGAGGGCCACGGCCTGGGCGGCGTGCAGGTTGACGAGTTCACCGGCGCGGGTGCTCCTTTGCAGCGCGGATTTGATTTGATCGGACGTGAAGCGGTCTGCGTAGCGGGTGTGCAGGGCCGCATACGTGATGCCCTGCGCGCCGGTGGCTTTGATGGCGGCGACGATGGTTTTGCGGGCTTCGCCGCGGTGGTAGTTGCCGGGGCGGTGTTTGTGGGCTGGTGTGGTGGTCATGGTGGTGCGTCAGGCGGCGGTTTGTTGCAGCAGTGCGGCCGCGCGCTGGGCAAGGTGTTCGACGGTGCTGTCGTTGACCAGGCAGGCGTCGGGCTCGATGGTGTGGGCGCCGGCTTCGCTGATGTGGGGGCGAACGGGCTCCAGGCCCGGGCGGACAATGCGCCAGATGACGCCGCCGCGCTGGCGGATGAATTCGGCTTCGTCGGGAAAGCGCACGTCGCTGATGACCCACATGCGATGGTCGAAGCCCGCGCGCCGGTTGTCCGCATCAAAGTCGTCCATCACCGTGCGGGCCATGTTGACCCACAGCCCGGGTATCTGCTGGCGGCCCCATTCGGTGCCGAGCGTCTGGGCCAGTTGTCGGTAGCTGGCGCCGATGCCAGGGATGGGGGTTTCCTTCAGCTCGCGCGCGGTCATGTAATCGCGGCTGATGTCCAGGTGGTCCACCAGCGCGGCAAGCATGACGCGGATGGGTTCGGCAAACGACAGGCGCAGAGCGCCGTGGCGGCTTGCCAGGATGATGGCGACGCTGTCTTTTCCCGCGCCGGCCGCGCCTGTCAGTCCGATGATGGGCGGGAGTTTGGGCGCTTTCACTTCAGTATTCATAGCAAACAATGACCTTTTGATGCTGGGTATGTGTGGTTCAGGTGTGTTTTTGTCTCTCGGGCATCAGCCTTTGAGCACGTATCCCACGATGGCGCCCAGCGTCATGGCGGCGATGCCGCACAGGGTGGCGGCCAGCGGGGCCAGTACGGCAAAATCGCGGATGTCGTCCATCCAATCCCACGGAAGCGGGGTGGGTGTGATGTCGTCCAGGTGGTGCCGCTGGGTGGCGCTGTGGGCGCAGCTGCCATCGGTGTTGGCCTGTTGCAGCGGCGTGGCCGGGCGTGCGCAGCCGGCGCAGGGGGTGGCGCGGTGTTGGCATACGCCGAGTTCGGCGCAGGTGCGGGTGGGGTGGGTGGGTTGGCTCATTTTTTCATGCGGCGCAGGTGCTGGCCGGCTCGGCTTTGCTGTACGCGCCGTTCCACTTGTCGGCTGTGGGCGCCACCAGTTCGCGCCCGGTGGCGGGCGTGGTTGCGCGGCGCTTGGCGGTGGGCTGGTTTTTGGCGTAGGTGGCGGCTGCTGCGTCGCCTTTGGGCGACAGGCCGTAGATGGTGCCGCTGGTGCGTTTGAATCCGCCGGTGGCGGACAGGGTGGCGGTGGCGGTGACTTTGTTGCCCTCGGTCAACACGGCGTTGCCGATGCGCTGGCCTTGGGCCAGTTTGGCGGCCAGCCATTCGGGCCAGGCGGGCACCGGGGTGCCGTTGGCGATGAGGTTTTGGTATTGGGTCCAGGCGCTGGACGCGAACCGACGGTCGTTGGCAAAAGGGCTGTGGATGCCGACGGCGGCGCGTTCGCGCCAGTGGAATGGGCAGGTGATGTTGATTGTGTGGCTCATACGGGCCTCCCGATGACTTTGGATGCCAGGCTGCACAGGGTTTCTCGGGCGCTTTCGCGCTGGCCGCACAGCAACAGTGTTGCGATACAATTCAAATCGGCGGGGTGAATGAACAAGCCGCCTGCGGTGTTGCCGTCTTCGGCATCGTCGTCGTTTGTGCCCGCGACCAGATCGCCTTTATGGCGCAGGTGTTCGCGGATTTCTTCAGTCGAAAAGTCGTCGAGGCTGACAGAGTCAACATGAGCATGAGGCTTGATCGACGGGGCGCGGTAGGGTGTTGTTTGCCGGGCCATGTCACGCCCCCTGCGCCACAACGGTGCGGGCCGGGCCGTGGCGGGCGCGGCAGATCAGGGCGCCGTCGGGCGTCCAGCCGTGGGCCGCGCCGGGGCCGTGGAGCTTGACGCACAGTTGCGCGGCGGCGCGCTCTTTGCGGGCCTCGGCCAGCGCGGTGCGCTGGGCTTCGGCTGTGGTGTTGGTGTTGGTGTCCAGGGCGCCGGCCAGGGTGTCGGCGTCGAGGTGCCAGGACAGGCTGACCAGCAGAGCCAGGCAGCCGGCGAGAAGCCAGTTCAGGGCGGTGTGGCGGGTCATGCTGCGGCCTTGCTGGTGTCGTTGGCCAGCAGCGTGCGGGCCGGGTTGTTTTCGATGTCGTCGGCGGCATCGAGCAGGGCGCGGGCCAGTTCGCGCAGGCTGCGCGGGCTCATGCGGATTGTGGTTGTCGAGTAGCCAGGGCCTTCGATCGGCGCGCCGTCCGCCTGGGAGAACCCGGTTGTGATCATCAGGTCGGACAGGTCTGCTTTCGCCTCTCGTTTCACTTCGGCGGCTACCACCATGTCGCCGACGCGCTCAGTGATGCTTCCGACCCAGCCGCCGGGCATGTACGGAGATTCAATCCCGTACAGCCGCCTGCGAGGATTGAGGGCGGGCGTGACCGCGGGGCGGTAGGTGTGCGTGAAGGTTCTGGGGTTGGTTGACATTTCACCCTCCGGGTTGGGATGGCTGAATTATTATCGAATGCGATACGTTGTCAACCCGTATTATCCAATGCGGTAACATTGGGGCCATGTCAGAACCTTTGCCGTCCGCAGACCAAGTGTCTGCCTTGCTTCGCCCGCTGCGAATGGCGCAGTTGCGGGCATTGGCCGATGTGTCGGGTGTGCCGTTTCGCACGCTGCTGAATATCCGCCTTGGGGTGACCAAGAACCCGGGTATTGAGACCGTGCGGTCTTTCTACGCCCTGGTGCAGCCGATCTGCGCTGCGCCTGCAGGCTCCTCCAGCGCGCAGCCTGCGCGCGACATGGCGGCCCCGTCGGCCGGGGCCTGACCAATGTTTTCTTCCACCAGCCTCCGATTCGAGGGCCAGGGCGCTCCGTGCGCAGGTGCAGTCGTGCGGCGCCGTTTTTCCTTTTCCTCCCTGAGCGGTGTGGTTCGCCATGGTCTGGCGGCTGGTGGCTTTTATGCGGCTGAGGCTGCGGGTGTGTTCCATGCCTGCAGTCTCTTTTTTTTGTCCGGCGCGGTCATTACGAACGCCGCCGAATTTTCGTGAGGGTTCGCAATGGCTGATTTTGAGAGCCTCAATGACGCGCTGATCAGTGCCGTGAAGGCGCTGGGCGGCAGCAAGATGGTCGGCGCCATGCTCTGGCCCGACGAGGCGCCCGACGCCGCGCAGCGGCTGCTGCTCGACTGCCTGAACCCCGAGCTCCCAGCCCACCTGGCGCCGGACCAGCTGCTGTACGTGCTGCGCCAGGCCCGCCAGCGTGGCCACCACGACGCGCTGGGATGGATCTTGGACGACCTTGGCTATCAGCCCACCACACCACGCGCGCCTGTGGATGAGGCGGCCGAGCTGCAGCGCCAGTTTGTCGAGGCCACGCGCCTGATGAGCGGCATTGCCGACCGTCTGGCCCGGCTGCAGCCCAGCGCCGCCGCCGGCTACGTGGAAGGCGCAGGTCAGGCCCCGCGCATGGCGGCCAGTCTGTCGCAGTTGCGGGGGGTGGCATGAGCGAGCTTGTTATCGGCCCGGACGGCACGCCGCGCATGTGCCGCAGCCACCGCTTTGTGTTCGAGGCCATTTTGGCCCGCCACGCCAACGGCGCCACGGATGTGACCGATACCGAGCTGCAGGAGGTGCTGGAGCGCTTGCACGCGCCGCGCCGGTTTGACCGCGCCTGGATTGCCGGGCGGGTGTCTGAAATGAAGCGCGCCGGCCTGCTGCTGGAGACTCAGGCGCACCGCTATTCCGAAGCCGGCCCGCGCGGCGATGGCGCGGTGAAGGTGCGGGCGACGTATGTTCCGCAGGGCTTGCGTGGTGGGCGCAGTGGCCGCGTTATCGCGTCGGCTGTGGCCGCTGGGGAGTGCTACTGACGATGGCCAATTGGTACAAGCGCCACATTGGCGATTACATGAAGGACGCAGGCCACCTGAGCCTGCTGGAGCATGGCGTGTATTCGCGCCTGCTGGATGTGTACTACAGCCGCGAGGCGCCGATACCGGACGACCAGGCGGCCCGGCTGCTGGGTGCGCGCAGCAAGGAAGAGCGCGAGGCGCTGTCCTATGTGCTTCAGGAGTTTTTCACGCTGGTGGATGGCGCGTGGCAGCAGGCGCGGTGCGGGCGTGAATTGGTGGCGATGGTTTCCAAAGCGGAGCTGAATCGCGCGGTTGGTGCGCGTGGTGGCAGGCCAAAAAAGGAACCCAAACCGCCGCCGAAAAGTGCGTATTCAGAAACCCAGATGGTTTCTGAAAAAAAACCAGAAGAAACCCAGATGGTTTCTGAAAACGACAGTGCCAGGGTTAAAAAAGAAACCCAAGCCATAAGCCATAAGCCAAGACTCCAAGACTATTCACTGTCATCGTCACTGAGTAGCACTCAACGCGCTGCGCGCGGCGACGACGAAATTCCGCCCGATGTTGCGGTGTGGGTGGAGGTTTTTCAGGTTGACCACGGGGTTGAGGTGGATCACCGCAGCGTCCATGACCGGGCGAAGTTCTGGCCGCTGGCCGCCGGGTGGATTGCCGCCGGGGTGTCGGTGGGGCAGATGCGGCGGGCCTGCGCCAAGGCCAGGGCTGAGGCTGCGGAGCCGATCGCGTACCTGCCGGCCTATGCTGACCGGGTGCTGTCGTCGATGGCGCCACGGACGGCTGGTGTGCCGGCTAAGTCGTTTGCCCAGCAGGACCGTGAGGCTGGCTGGGCGCGGTGGGAGCAGATGACCGGCCGCGAACACCCGGACCGAGCATCGGCCATGGTGGCGGATGCTGGCGCGGTGGTGGCCTGCGAGGTGCTGGACGTGCTGCCTGCCGGTGTGCCGACTGATGCGTCGGCGGACGAAATCAAAACCCTGAGGATTGCCCAATGAGCCTGCCGGTGAAGGTGGTGGACCGCATTTTTGCGCGCCTGAGCGCGACGTACATGGCCGCATGGGACCGTGCCATCGGCTCGGCGCCGATCTGCGATGTGAAGTCGGCGTGGGCGCATGAGCTGGCCGGGTTTGCCGGCCGGCTTGATGCGCTGGCCTGGGCGCTGGAGAACCTGCCGGAGGACGTGCCGAACGTCATCCGGTTCCGCAACCTTGCGCGCAGCGCACCCACGCCGGACGCGCCGCGCCTGCCGGAGCCGAAGGCTGACCCGGAGCGGGTGGCTGCTGAGCTGGCGAAGCTGAGCGAGGTGCGCGCTGTGGCGTCGGCATCGCCTGTCGATCACAAAGCCTGGGCCAAACGCATCATCGCCCGCCACGATGCCGGAGAGCGGCTGAACCAGACCACGCTGCGCTTTGCGCGCGAGGCGCTGGGCCTGTCTGTGGTGGGGGCATGAAGCCGTGCGAACCATGCCAGCAAGCCGACCTGAACCCGCGCAGCGGCCGGTACAGCTTCACCTGCGCCCGCTGCTGCGCTCGGCTGATCCGATCAGCCCGCCCGCTGCGCCACGCCCAGGAAGCGATGTTCGCAGCCATCGCCCGGCAGGAGGGGGCGCCGGCCAAAGCGGACATCCTCGCCCAGGTCAAAGCCCTGGATGCCGCCTGAGCCCGGAGGAGCGCGACATTCTGGCCCGCGTGAAGGATGAGCCGATGAGTTGGGAGGTGGTGTGAGGCTGCAAATCAGTGCCGACTTCAAAGGCGTTCAGTCTGCCCTGAATGCGCTGCCTGGCGAGATTCGCCAGCGCGTGCTGGCCAGCGCCATCAACAAAACGATGGACCAGGCCCGCACCGCCATGACGCGCGAGATCACGCGCGAGTTCGCCATCCCCGCGCGCCTGGTGCGCGAGCGCCTGCAGGTGCGCCGCGTGTCGCCACGGACCGACACACTGGACATGGAGGGCTCGTTGTCGGCTGGCAATGGCCAGCGCCGTGGCATGAACCTGATTCACTTCCTGCGCCAGTCCAGTGCAGCCAAAGTGCAGGCGCGCAAGCGTGGCAAGACCGGCCAACTGTCTCAGCTTCAGTTCAAGATCAAACGCAACGGCCCAGCCAAGATGGTGCGCGGCGCTTTCGTCGGCAACGACGGGCGCACAGTCTTCATCCGCACCAGCAGCACGCGCCTGCCCATCAAGCCGGT